AATCATCTGACCAGGAGTTATCTGATCTGCAGTTTTTAATATTAATCCACCTGTTGTGGAATGTATCTCCTGATTAAAACTAGCATCGCTAGTAAATGTTACATCACTATTAAACGTTACATCACCACTAAAAGTTTTATCTCCACCAAATGTTTTTGTGCCTTCAAGCGCAACATCAAGATCTGACGCAATCAAGTTAATCTCTTGACGTTGTTGCTCAAGAGTTTGAGACTTTGGTACGCTACGTAGTGTCATTTGATTAGATGCTTAAGGAGGGACTTTATTTCGGACATTTCTTCCTTCAAAGTATTTAGATCATCCTGCATATTTGTGAGCTCACCAGTCAGAGTCTTCTTTGGTTTGGGTGCTGTATTAATAATAGCACCCGTACTCATATCACGGACAAGACCTTCCTGTCCCTCTACTTGCATATATTCAGATAATCTCATATTAGAAAGAAGCAACAGTTCTCATGTCCTGAATTTTGGGAACATAAGATGGGTTATCAGATTTCATGACAATCTTAATAGCAAAAGAGGAGAAATCTGGAATATCGCTTACACTAAATGATAGTTCTTGATATGCATCTTGTGATTCATATTGACCAGAAATACTGTTTTGTGCAGTAGCAATTACATCATTATCAGGAGAACCATCTTCATTGAAGTATGTCCAACTAATATCATCAAATTTTTGTTGCGATGCTTCTGGTTTTGTCTTGTAAAGAACTTGGATGTTATTAACATCGGTTGCGTTAACTGTCAATTTAGTGGACAAAGAGGAAGAAGAACTTGCTAAAGAGATCTCTTTAGTTACATATTTTGCAACACCAGATGTATTGACAGATCCATTTTCGGAAACAAAATCAACACCATCCCCAAAATTCATCGATTTAATTTCAGCAAATTTAGATGTCTCAAAAGAAGCACTTTGGAAATCAATTATATCACCTACTCTAAAGATGTCAGAAGTCTGCAAACTTGTGGTTGCCGTTCTGGCAAAAGAACTACCTAAAGTAATTTGACTAGTGTAGTCGTTATCAATAGGTCTCTTATCATTCTCAAGAGTTAACATTTGGGTATTTGTATCCCAGAAAATTACCTTTCCACTTACTTTATTAGAATATTTTTCAGTTCTTGCAGAAGGATTGAATGCAGTGACAGTCGAACCAACAACAAAATCGGGAACTTCATTAAAGATTCCATCATTTGTTATCGTAACTGCAATGCCATCTAGGTCACCACCAGAAACAGACTGTGTACTGAAATACAAAGTCTCTCCAAGAGTAAAGTTTACAGAATTTTTAATCTTAACAAAAACATTATTATCAACAACACGAAGAACTTCTGATTCTGCACCTGAAGTTACTCCAGTAACATTTTGGGCAATAGATATAGGAACAATACTACCACCACTTTCATTTCCTTGTACAGTAAATTTATATACAGGGAAGAGTTGTAGTTTTTGATATTGCTTGCCGTATCTACTTTCTTGACCGTTTGAAACTTCAACACGGTTGCTGATAGTTTTTACAGAAGCAGATCTTAAATCAATAACTGGAGAGAGGTGACTTGTATCAGACTTTAATGTAAGTTTGTACATTAAAGAACCTTCTATGTTATTAAGACTTTCATTAATTTTGGAAGCAATAAACTTCTGATTTAGAAAGTATTGTTCCTCATTTAGGAATGTCGTCTCATACTCTGTCGTAGAATATGAAGTATAATTTTTAGTATTAGAATCTACAGGAACAACATCAGTAGTTTTTACCATGCTATTGATGGAAGTTCCACTAACTTGTAGATAAGGAATTTGTGCATAAAGTTTTTCGTACTTTCTATTATAAGATGCAAGAACTGCCTCTTCACCAAAGAATCCAGTATCAGATGCTCTAGCAGGTCCGACGATATTATAAGAATCAACACCTACATTAGAAACTTGGAACAACGTAGACTCAATATCAATTGCATCGAAACCAGCAAAATCAGGCAGTCCTCTAAAGAATACTTTAGAATCTCCAGTATCTTCAAACCCATTATCTCTATGATACACTTTTACAATATTACTATTGTTTTTAAACAAAGGTGATGTTGCTGTACTGTTTGCTAGAGCATATGTCTCAAAAGGATTTGTATTTAATTTTTCATATCCAAGATCTTGGTTTTTGATTGTTAGATCACCATCTATGTCGGTATTAAATTCTGCTCTGTATAAAGTAAATTTAATATCTTCAAATAAATCTTCTTCCCAATTTGCAGTATTCTGGGACTTGAATAGAGATCCAAGAAGAGGTTGTGTATTAACTACTAAACCAGAAGAAATATCATCTTCACCCAACTTGGAAGACCATAGTTTATATTCAACAGTATCACACTCGATATTAATTGCATACTCGGTATCATTTTGTAGATACACTGGATATTCAAAGTTGAAACGAGTAGGTGTGGTAGATTGAATGCCACCAGATACATCAATAGCAATACCCATTCTTACAGCAGGTTCATCAATCTCAATTACAGATTCAATAACTGCTCCATTGTTGCCAGCACCAGTTCCTCTTATGACTACTGATGGTGCTTCTGTATATCCTCTGCCAGCAAGACTTGTTTCTGCAAAGAACATCTGACCACCAGAAACTTTAACTGAACCAGTGGCATTACTTCCACCTGGTAGTTGGGGACTTTCGATAGTAATAGTTGCGCTTTCGTACCCCGATCCAATATTAGTAATATTTAATTTAGATACTCGACCAGAGTCTTTAGCAATTTTCAATCCTACTGTAGCATTGTTGGCATTATTATATGAAGTTACAGTAGCAAGAGTAAGATCTTCATTTGTTAGGAAATCTTTGCCATTATGGTTACTCAAAATAAACGTGTAAGTTTGCTCATTAGTAATAGAAATTTCTCCATTACTAGAAGGAGTAACTTCAAAATTATTTCTGTCTAGAACTTTGCTGATAGGTCCTTTTGCAAGACTTCTATTACCAGTAATTTCTTCACCTTGTTGAATGGTAATATTTCCTGAAGAATACACTTTAAGGAAAGTATCTGGATACAATGTTTTGACAGATCCAGGAACAATATACTTACCAGGTTTGTCAGACTCAACATTAGAAAGATAAACTCTCAATGGAACTGTGTCACTCTTCTCGGAGAAGAACAAGTCAACACCTGTTGTAAACATACCACCTTCAAAACTTTCAACTCTGAAAGTTTGTGCCATTGGGTTTGGTCTTTCTTTATTTTGGGTATTGCTGTCAATCTCTTGTACACCTTCATTTGCTTTGAAAATTGCAGGTGTTGTGGAGATGATAGAAGAAGGATTCTCTGGAAGAATACCTGTTGCATAGAACTTAACTTCTGCAAAAGAACTTACCCCGTCAACATCAGTGATAGGAGCATCAGACATACTAGAAGTAAATCTAATTGTTTTGATACCAGTAGTGAAATATACTTCTTCAGAAGTATCGTCATATTGCATAGTATCGATATTTCCAGTCCAGAAAGAATTTTCTTTTGGAGCAAAACCAGATGGAACTAGGATGATGCCACTAGCATTACCATATTCATCTGTAGTAATACTAGTACCGAATGTGGTAGGAGAGTTTCCAGAGATGCCAGTAAATCTGGAATCTGGGTTAACCCATCTAGCAATGTTTCTACCTTCCATGAAAACATGCAGTTTCGTTTTGGGTTTCATACGTTTTACAACATACTTGACCGCAATTGATCTAGCATAGAACTTCAGTGCGTTTGATACGTTAGTTCCATTTACAGTCTTATATCCAACACCCTTTGCAATCTCATTATTTTGTGGACTGATGTTAGAAGAGGTTCCAGTAGATGCATTAGCAACAGTAGACTCTGCAGATCGTCCATTGTTTTCTGCAAAACTTTTTAGGTTATAGAAAGTTTTATTAATACCAACCCAATTAATTACAAAGGAGTTGTAGATACTGGAGAATGCTACTTTAGCATCTTGTTTTGCGAGGAATACAGAGAACAGGTTAGTATTGTTTTCTGTTACCAGTGGTGCTATAAAACTATTATACCATTGATCAATATTTGGCATGAGTGCAGCATCACCAACATATTGCAATACAACAAATGGGTTTGGATTTACTTCTTTTGTTGCATATACATTACTTGCATATTCAACACTAGTAAATGGCAGTGTGATCACGCCATTAGAATTTGTATATCCAGAAATAACTCGTTGATCATCTCTAGTATTGACTTCTACTAATTGAAAACTGTCTTCTTTAGATTGAGGTCTCAATACTGATTGTTGTGAATCAATAGAACACAAATGATCAATAGATTTAACATTACCAACATTATGTGTTTCAAAATTATCTACCAAGAACCCACTCTTGGTTTTATCAATACCAAGAGAATCCTTGACTTGCATGTTGAGTGTTTGTTGCTCAAGAATACTCAATGTTGTGTAATACTCAAGACGCTCTACACGTTTTTCAAGTTTTCCAATATCTCGCATTGTATAGCGACGATTATCAACTGGAGTAATTCTTACATCCTTACTAGTCTTTGTAAATGCAGGGATGAAAAGATAGTATAGAGGAATACCATCTTCGATAATTTCTGGTTTGCTTGGGTTTAAAGATGCATTTCCTTTCTTGACAATAAACTCGCCCTTCTTATTGAGGAAAACGCCATCAATTCTATCAAGATATTGTGACTCACTGAAAGAAATTGTGTATGGTAAGTTTCTTGCTGAAGCTGGTGTACTAGAAACAGAACCACCAGGTCCAATAAAATTAATATACTCGGATTGTGACAGTAGTGATGTATCCTGATAACCAGGAACAATTGCAGTAGAGTCTACTTTTGGTCTGAAGTCAACAACGTTCTTCAAACTTAAATTGCCGTGAACATTAGAGTTGAAATCAGGAATCTCATCTAGAACTACACCTGCTTCATGGATGTAAGAATCCACTGTACAGAAGTCACCTTGAGAATGCTCAAAGTAATCAAACGCAACTACTATTTGACCTGTGGGTGCAGAGAATCCAGGTTTTAGTACAATTCTAGATACATCATAGAATGTATCTCTCTGTCCATCATCAAAAGTAAATCTGTTAGTAAGATCGGTACCAACGACAAGATTGCCATTAACATCAACAGTTGGAGGAGCAGAAGAAGATCCTTCGTAAATGTATCTAATACGGAATGCATCTGAATAAGAGAATACTTCCGTACTATCACTGTCATAATCTAAACCACGGATAGGTAGAACTAGATCACCAGGAGATTGGATAATAACTCTCTTATTTTTAATTGCTGTCTTAAGTTTTGGTCTACCTTTCGAGACTTCAATAGTAGCAGTTAACTTCAGTTTAGGGAAATTAGTTACATTGTTTCCAAAGTAGTTACCAGGGAAAGTGAGTGTGATACTACCAGAAGACAACCCAGACGTAGCATCAGTTGTGTTGAGGATAGTAACAAAATTGGAAGAAACATAAACTACATCACCAGTTTCAACTAGATCAGAACCACCTTTGTCTAGAACAGTGATTAGGAAGTCTTTTTCTGTAAACTCTGTAAATCTCTGCGTACCAAAATCTAGTTGTGCTGCGAAAGTGATGTTGCCACCATTATCACTACCAGTAGTTACAAAATCTCTTCTGATGTAATATGTAATTTTAGTATCTTCTGTAGACTTGACGAGACTACCAACTTCTTTACTTCCTGTTGGGAAAAGTAAAGTAGATGAAGATCCATTTGATACTTTTCCTCTCTGTCTAATAACAGTTTTTCCTACAACTGTATCTGGAAGAGCACCATTCAAGTAAATTCTGGACTTATCAGTTCCTCTGGGTTTTGTAACTTGAGAAACAACAAATTTATTTAATCGTGCAGTATCATCAGTAAATTGAACAAGATCCCCTTGTTGAAGAATTAACGATGCATCTGAACTGAATGAATCAGACTCAATAAATGTATATCCTTTTGTTCCAGAAAAAGTAGATTGAGTTACAGTTTTTGTATCGCCAAGAATGTCAGATCCAGTGTCAACATCAGCAGAGAATTTATTGTTAGATCCAAAGACTGAATACAGAGACTTAACATTTTGTGCATTATATGTGAGAACAGTGTCTCTGAACAAAACTGGGTAAACACCTGCCGCAATAGTGCTGGAACCAGTAACCTCACAAATAGGAGGTTTAGCAAATATTGTTTGTAGAGAATTTCTATTGGTAATAGTAACTTTGTAAACAGTTCCTCCATCAATACCAACTTCTACATCAGCACTTTCAAATAGCGTACCATTAATATTAATTTTTGATCCTGCAACATAACCAGTTCCTTGACGTTTTACAACGAAGTGAGAGACAGTATTATTTTTAGGAATACGTAGAGTTGATCCTTCTTCACTGGTAATTGTTTCGCCAGGAATGAAGTTGCCATACAAAGATTTTACATACAGACTCCTTCCCAAAGACATATACCCATTGGAAGCGCCTTCTACGACTCCATAAGCACCACTTTGAGTTCCTATGATGTATTTACCAGGAGCAAAGTCAGGAGTGACTGGAGCGTCTACTAGGAGTCTTGTGAAGAATACAGGATTGAAGTAAGAAACTCCAAATTTTCCACTATAAGTTTCTCTACCATCAGCAAGTTTTCCTCTAGAAATAATAATATCAGTATCTTGATTAAATCCTTCTGGTCTTTCTAGCAAGGAAACATCTTTTGGTTTTGCGATACCAACAACAGGAACAATACTTTCTGTATAATCTACAATATATCCAACATTGTTAACTTCCTGCTGTACATCAGAAAGAGAAGTATATAGAACTCTTCTTTTAATTTGTACATCATCATCATATTCAAGGAAGACGTTATCTAGTAAATCTTTTCTACCAAGAACCGTTAATTGGAGGTACTGTGCATTAGTATCACCAATTTCTGGTCTAGTGACCTTTGCATATGACAGAACCTTGACGGTATTTGTTGTTGCAACACCATTAGTAGAACTTCTAGTCTGGACAAAATACAGAGTTCTCAAATCTAGTTTTCCTGAACCAGGAGAATCAGAAATACTAGTTTCATCAATCAAACCTAGATCAGCAGATGCAAAGAGCCAAATGGTCTTGATAGCATCATCTTTTGTAAATCCTAAACCTCTTCTTGAAATAGTTTGTCTGTATTCTGTACTTCCTTCTAAATTGTTGAAACCAATATTTCCATCATTGCATACTGCATTTAGGAAGACAGTTGGATATGCAGTAAGATCTGCTCCTTCTGCGTTTAGTGGTAGCGTATTGTATACGTTAGTTAATGCAAAAGATGATAAACCATTAGATTTAATTGTTACATTATCTCTTGATATAGTTTCTCTCGCTTTATCAATTTCAAGATACTTGGTTTCTTTATTGATAATCTCGAAACCACGAACATATGCTTTGCCAGCACCAACAGTAGTAATCAGTTTATTTGCTGCATCAGACGCAGAAAGTCTATTAGGTCCTACTGTACCATCAACACCAGCACTGTATAGACCAAAGTTTCCATCTCTTTGATAAAACTCTCTGATATCAACATCAAAATTTTCTACTACGTAGTCGCCAGATTCATCATAGGTTCTTCTAGCAAGAGTATTTTCAAGAGTATTATATGCTGCTTTCTTAACTTGTTTCTGAATAACTCCATTCTTAATGGAAAGAAGTTGAATAAAATTCTTATCTGAAGTTTCTTCAAACTGATATTTGACTAAATTTAATATGATCTGTAATCTATGTGCTCCAGGTGCAGCATAGTTAGACGATCCAAATGCATTGTCATACAAAGAAGGTTCGTCTTCTGGTGTGACTAGAGTTTCTGTAATTTTGAATCCAACTTTTACCGAGGGATTATCGCTATATCCATCAACAACAATGAGACCAGCATCATTTCTTACAAAATATCCATTTACAAAATATACACCCTCTTCCACCTGAACGGCAGAAGCAAATCCCATAGCACCACTTTCTACAAATGTAGTTTCATTTCTATCGGGATTTAAGACAGCAACGCTTGTAGGTAGAACGCTACCGTCAGTACCAACAACAAGGAGAGGGCTGTTAATGCCATCCACAACTTCGAGCGTTTCTCCTTGACGAAATCTTTCTTCATCTCCACTATCACCTGCAGTCAAATATTTTACATATAAAGTGTCGGAGTTATTTTCAGTTGTTTTTACAACAGTCTGAACAATAGCAATGACACCAGAAGATAGTCCGTTGACCTTTTGACCAACTAGACCATCGATATCGTATTTTTTATATACTAATTCGCCATCTACATTAACAGCAACTTCAGAAACAGACGATAGTTTTACAAAGTCAAGTTTTTTGTTAAGACCAACTTCACCAGGGACAACTAGGTCGCCCTGCTTAAAAGCATATTTGCCATAACTTTCAATTTGATTCTGTAGAATAGATTGTGTGGTATTAAGCTCCCTGCCCTGAACAGGGTATCCAGGGCGGTATAATACTTTATAGAAATCCTTTCTAGAATCGTAGTCGTCGAAATATGGAGCGGCTTTAAGATTAGTCTTCTGTGGCATTGTATTAAACTACCGTCTTGTTTATTGTTATAATCAGAATTCGATGACTAACTTGATGTCCTCAATTTGGTCAGCTGCTCTAGTGATTAGTCTTCTGTTCTCTATGTATATGAGATCTCCCGTGTTCGCTTCGATCTCGGGATCTGATAGACCATCAGTAAAGAGTGATCCAATGAGTTCAGTACCATCTGCAAGTGCAACATCGACAGTTCCTTGAGATGCAGAGTTTGCACCAACAATTGCATTAGCAGCGTCGGATGCAAATGCTCTTACGATGTGATTATCATCTTTATGATAAGAAGGACTTTGCATGTACTTCAGAACACCACTACCAGGTGTTGAAGGCGTAGGAGTAGGTGATCCAGCATCTAGGGTCCAAGAGACTACAGTGCCCTTTGCAGTGCCTCCTGTAACGGTCTGGGTGATCATCTCGTCTTGAGTGTAATCTCCTGTTGCTCCAGTAATCTTAACTGCTTTCAATCCAGAAAGAGTATCTGCTGTAGAGAAAGTAGAAGTACCATAATCATATGGGTCTTTGACGATACCGATACGACGGAAATCGTTATCAACAGGGAAGTCACCAGCACTTTCTACAAAAGTGAGACGAATATTCGCCATAACACGTTTTGTATTCAGTTCAGTCTCAAAATCCGAACCATGACCACCTTGAGGAGAAAGGATTACTTCTAGATGTGGTTCAGAAGTTGCGGCGACTGCTTGTGATACAGTCAATGCTACGTCAGAGAAAAGACCAATTGCTTCAGTGCTGCCAGCGGTTCCAGAAGGAATACCAGTTACAATAGCAATAGATGCATAAGTATAACCAGAACCAACATCCGCCATTTCAACAGCACTCAAAGCACCACCAGCAACAGTTAGTTTAGCAACAGCACCAGCACCATCACCTAGAACAGGAGCATAGAAGGTGCCGTTAGTAAGACCAGTGCCAGCATCTTTAATTAGAGTAACATTGAGTGAACCAGCAACTGCAGCGGTTTCGGTTGCAACTCTGCTTGATTCTCCTGATGCAGCAATAGGCATGAAGTCAGAAGAAAGGAATGCTAGTACATCATCAGTAGGCATGGTGTACATGTACTTCCAGATGTAAGAAGCATCAGGAGCAGTAAAGATTCCAGCAGCATATGTACCTAGACCTGCTGAAGGGTTGGTCTTGGGTTCGTGAACTACGTTAACGCCAGATGGGTTAGCAACGCTTTCACCGTTATAAAGGCACTTGAATACCTCGTAACCCTGGTTCATTACATAAAATTTTGCTCCAGAGAGAGCAGATCCACCAAGAGCGGTTCCAACTCCAACCTGACCACCACCAGCAGGAGTAGCAGAATAATTTGGTTTCCACATGTCAAACTTGGGATTGTTTGCGGTATCCCAGTTATATCTTCTTACTACAGATCTTGCATAAGAAGAAGTAATTCTTTTTGCTGCGATAATATCGCTGTAGATATTATATTTCTCGGTTAGGTTATCAAGAGGTACAGGAGGAACATTCTCTGTAGAATATCTGTAAACACCTGTGGTTGCTTGGACACCCGTATCTGCCGAACCGTCGTATTCCTTAATCAAAGACCCCAAAGTAGGAGAACTAGTAGGAAGAGGACCAACCGAAGAAAGTAGAAAACTTTCTGGAAAGACTTTAGCGATTGTTGCCTTGAATGTTGCACTAGCATAAGTAGCACCAACATATACTTCATTACCTGCGGTGAATGTTCCACCGTCTGTTGAATATACTTCTAAAAATGAATCCCATGATTGGGGTCTACCGACAAAGAAGTACATTCGACTTCGGTCAGCTCCAGTATCACTAGCGCCTTCTGTTAAAGACTCTAGGAACTGCTTCGCATTAAAAATTCTGAACTTTTCCGAGATAATAGCAGCCATTGAAATAAGAGATACGGGTTGGATTTCTGTGTTATTTATATTTATACGGTGTTTCTAGAGAGTTGTCCCTAGACCGATAGTCCTGATGAGTGTACCAGCAGAATGTGTTTCTGCGGTAGTACCATCGACTCCCCTTGTAACACCAACAAAACGATCATTTTGTTTGCTGGTATATGTTACAAGTTCTTTACCAAGTAATAATTTTCCAGAGTCAGGGAATCTGGATGTAGATGGAACATAGATGACTGTTGAGGATACTGTTGAAGGCGCATCCAAATAACTCATATGTTCCTGTAGTGATGGCACACCTGGATTGAATAATGTTCCATCAGTTGTTATTGATGAAGCATTCAATTCCATATTTTCCATCCAAGTATCAACACCTTCACTGATACCTTTAAATTGTGTATATGTCAATTCAAGTTGCTCTAGAGTAATTCCAGATATATTTGCATATCCAACATCTAGGAATAGATAATCGATGAAGGATGATACTGTAGTTCCCAACTTACCTTGAGAATAAAAATTGGGATTACTAACTGCTCCCTCATCCACTGCAATAACACCAGAACTGTAATGTTTGGTTTTAATTGCTCTGAATGAATCAAAAGCAAGATTCATATTGTCAGGGAAGATTCTCGTAAATACAGGTTGTGATACTGCAGCAGGAGATTCTGTAGCAGTAACATACTGAATTTGAGAAAGAATCCTCTGTTCATATACATCACCCATTCTAACTGCAGGACTAATAAATTGAATGATTCTATTAACTTCAGCGCCAATATCTACTGGATCCAATAGTTTTACAATAGCAAGACTTTCGATGAAATTTCTATTAAAGAAAGGAATAATAGACGATACTGCAGTGATAGTAGCAACCAGGTTCTGATCTCCACCACCAGTGGTGTATCTGGTCATGAAGAACTCGGGATGGTTATTTTCGCGAAGGATTGAATAACCTCTAGCAATTACGACTCTAGGTGCCTTGGTATAACCAGATCCAGGATCTACAATCTCAATGTCAATGATTTGTCCACCATATACAATCACTCTTGCTTTAGCACCACCACCTTCACCATTGACAGGAACAAAGTTTAGGACTGGTGGAGTGTTGTAATTGTATGCAGTAGGGTTGACAATAATATTATTATTAAAGTAGTAAGAAAGGTCTCTACGATTCCAATCTAATGAAACTACTTTTCCTGCATCAATAACAGCATTTACGGATAAACCTTCACCAAATCTTTCTTCGTCATAACCACTTGCAGCAATTTTTGTGAAGAAGTTATTAGAGATTTGTTCTCCGTCACGATATTCAGTTGGTCTAGCAAATAGTGGTGAACTAATAATACTTCTGTATGATTGTTCGCCATCAATTTTGATCTTATCGTTAACACGAAGGTTTGGATGCTGCTTTAGAATTTCTCCTCTATAGTCAAAACTATCAAATGCATCACCTGTTGGTAGATACGGAATATAGTTTGCTTCTAATCTATTGAGGATTCTTTCTCCATCAGAATTAATTACATATTCAATAGTAAAATTATCTGGGGTTAAGGTAAGGGGAGTTCCATCACCTCTATCAAAAATAATTGCTTCTGATACATCAGATGAGATATTCTGCGAACGAAGCTCAATAACAAACTTGTTACCAGAACCTAGGGAAACCGAGATAAGATCTCCCCATACAGTATTGCCCTGTCTGACAATAGTAGTATCAGTGGTGTTTTGTGTACGCCAGGTTGTTAGCAAATCATAACCACTAGCAAGGTCTATTTCAACCTTTGCTCGGTTGTAGTAAACATCAGGTTCGTGATTAAACAGAGTAACTGTTTGTTGAGCATCTTTTCCATACAAACGAATAATATCGACTCGTGCCGTTGTATAACTACCATCTGCTTGTGTAGCAAATGGAAGTTGTTGATTAAATTTAATAGTGGCTCCAAAAACTTTGTAAGACAGTTCTCTATTCTGTAATACACCATCAACATAAACATAAAGGTTTTTGTCATCAATAGAATTGATTACTCTATTGGTACTATCATAAATTAAATATTCGTTATATTGGTTGAATGGAACTACTCTCGTATCAATACCAAGTCTTTCATATAGACCTACACCAAATCCGTAAAAATATGTTTCATTCTGCAGTTGTTGTGGAAAAGCATCTGCATCATAGAGATCTTTATAGTTTTTGGGTGCTTTGACAAAAGCGATACGATCTGTTTTGTTTGCACTCGAAAATCTTCTGATCTCATAAGAACCTTGCTGCAATACTCCATCGAGATATACAAACAAGTCTTCATTGACCTGTGTCTTCACAACACTACCATCTTCCCAGTTCAAATCAAAGATTCTAGTTCTGCCATCGAAAGAATCTGCAATATTTTTTAAACGCTTTAGATAACGTGCATTATCTGTATCTTCTCTAAATTTAAATGATCTAATATATTCTTGTTGTGCTGGAACTTCTTGGTCTTCTGTAACTCTAACACCAAGAGGTGGTTCGTAGAAAAACAGTTGGTTACCAGAAACTGTGAAAGAGTATCCAGGTCTTTGAGCAACACCATCAATAGTCAAAAGCAATTCTTGCTCATTATATGGAGTGTATGCAGTACCAGTTGTAGCATCAATAATAGTAAACTGTTTGTTGCCAATTTTCAGACCAGTCTGTAGGTCATATCTACCGTCAAAAGCAGGAGTTAATTTTAACTCTCTAGTTCTGAATAGAGTCTCATCAAAATCATTGACAGCAACAGATCCAACACCTCTAGAGACTCTAGAATCTTCTACTTTGAATACACTAGTAGTGATAGATCTTCTGGTAGAAAGAGTAGATAACCTTACTGGAGGACCAGTAACAATTACTGTAGTTTTCTTGACAGGTTGTTCAACAGGCATGATTGCATCTGCCTGTGATTCTAGATACACCTCACCAAATGCTTTAAATCCTGCAGGGTGTGTAGTATCATGAATGATATTACGCCACTGCTTTATAGGAGTTCTTGATCTAATAACGTAAGAGTAATCCTGATAAAAATCAGAATCATGAATTCTTTGGTTACTAGAACTAACCTTTCCTCTATCAGAAGTAAATGTGCCTAAAGTTTTATCTCTAGTTACAATAACAGGTGATAATGTAGATTTAGTAATACTGTCAATAACAGCAGTCTTTTTACCACCCTTCCCGATAATTTGAGCTCCAGATTTAAATACACCAACAATTTCTTGAAGTCTCAATACATTAGAACCAACTCTCCATCCATTAGGAGCAATTCTACCTTGAGCAGTAACGACTTGACCAGAACGTTGTTCAATTATTTCTCCTGGTTTGAAAGCATCTAGTTCAAACGATTTTAGAATAAAAACAGAAGGTGTAGAGTATTCAGAAATAATTGTGTTATCAGTATGAAATCCAGATCCATACTTAACAAAATTAACATTTTCTGCTACACCAATATTCTCTGACTTGAAGAATAATTTATTATCAGTCTCGATAATTTCTATCAACGGCGTCTCTGTATATGATCCACCATTAATAATTCTAACTTGTTTTACAATACCATTTTCAATATCAACATCTGCCTTCAGACCAGATCCATTACCACTAGCAACCACAACTGCTGGTTTAGAATATCCTCTACCATTATCAGAGATAAAAATTTGTTCAATCTCATTTGTAGAAGAATTTCTAACAGCAGTTGCAATTGCTTTGTATCCTGCAGCAGGAACAACACCTTTGATAATCGGCAATTTGGTGTATCCCGAACCTAAATTATCTAGTTTGATAGATGAAATTTTTCCAACAGAACGTCCTGTATACTGAATATCTCCAGATCCATCATATTGTGGAACATCTACCACTTCGTATACAACTTTGGTATCAGATGTATACGTAACCCGTTTTCTACCTGAAAGAGGATCATCAATAACTCTTAAGAAAGATCCTTCTGTGTCGGTATCAGAACTAGTCAAGAAATAGTAGTAACTAGTAAAGTTTACATTTTTACGTGTTTTCTCACCGATGTCTGCACCATAACCAAGTCTAATTCTTACAAAGGCACCAGCATTACCTGGTTCAGTTAATCCAACTTCTTTTTCTTCTGTAAAGACATTAAAGTTTGGACTTGTAGAAATATCCAAGTAAGAATTCAGCATCGAAGGATGACTGACATCAAACTTGTAGAAATAATACTTTTGAATATCAACAACAGGGTTGGT